AGATACTTTGAGTTAAAGAGACCCTTTTTATCCCGGTATAACGACTATACATTCACCCAGTATAATCTAAATACAACCACCGGACGTCCTTCTAATACATTCAACAATTTAAACTTTGCAGCCTTACCTAAAGACTCCGGAGCAAGATCGGTTTTCATACCTAGAAATGATTTCTTACTTGAGATTGACTTGACGGCTTACCATCCTACGTTAATTGGGCAGATGGTCGGTTACCAATCACCAACAGGGGATATCTACGAAGACTTTGCTGATAAGTATGGAATGGATAGAACTGAGGCTAAGAATCTAGTCTTCAAGCAGCTCTACGGGAATGTCTTTGATCAATACAAGGATTTTGAATTCTTTCAATTAACTACCCAGTTGATTAATAAGATCTGGGCAGAGTTTAGTGCCAAAGGTAAATACACAGTACAAGAAACCGGGAAAGTATTTACGGAGAAGGAATTACAGAATATGAATCCTCAGAAACTATTTAATTACATAATTCAACACTGGGAAACTTTCAATAACGTTGCACTTCTGAAGAATATTCATTATATTCTTAATAATAGTAAGACAAGATTAGTGCTTTATACCTACGACGCATTTTTGCTAGATACTGCCAAGGAAGATAAAGAGAAGATTAGAGCAATATTAGACGTATTTAAACAAGCAAAATTAAAAATAAAAACAAGTTATGGAACAGACTACAACTCTTTACAGCCCCTTTGATATTTATGATAGAGAAACTATCAATATCGGAGACGTGACTAACAAACTATTTTGCACTTTTGTGCCGTTGGACGGAGTAGATTCCTTTATTGAGGATATTTCTAGTCAATACACAATTCTTTATAATAAGATATTTGTCTTGCATATTAAAAGCAATGACGAGTATGTCTGCACCTACAATGTAGATCAACCAAACATTAATAACATTCCAGACAATACTATCCTAGTACATCGGAAAAAGGAGACAAATACCTTATATACGATTAATGCTTTAAATGAATTGATTAAAAGCTTGAATGAAGGCATAGTAGATACCAGCTTTAGAATAGACTGGCAGCATTATAAAAATACTGTCATGCTAACTCAGCAGGGTGATCTAAAACTGCTAAGAACTAAAATTTATCAGATAGTAGAACTTTAAGTTGCTATTCTGAAATAAGTTTCGTAAATTTACAAATAAGTTATAAAAAATGGATATCAACTCGATCAGAGCCAAACTAAGCGCTCTACAAACTCAGAACAGCCGTCCTTCTGGAGAGGCACGTAAGAATGTCTTCTGGAAACCTGCCGTGGGCAAGCAAACAATTCGTATTGTACCTTCAGCGTACAACAAATCTAATCCATTCTCGGAATTATTCTTCCATTATGGGATTGACAAAAACCCTGTAATCTCACCAACCAACTGGGGTGAAAAAGATCCTATCGTTGAGTTCGCTAAAGAACTACGAGGTTTAAAAGACAAAGAAAGCTGGAGCCTTGCTCGTAAGCTTGATCCAAAAATGAGAGTATTTGTACCTATCATCGTTAGAGGTGAGGAAGCTGAAGGAGTTAAACTTTGGGGCTTTGGTAAAGAAATCTACATGGAACTACTTTCAATGGTTGAAGATGAGGACATCGGGGATTACACCGACATCGTTACCGGCCGTGATTTAAATTTAACTACAGTAGGTAAAGAAACTACCGGAACTGGTTTTAACAAGACTACAGTACGTGCTAGGACTGCACAAACTCCTTTAGCAGAAGATCAAGCAATGTTAACTAAGATCCTAAATGAACAACCGGATCCTTTGAAGGTTTTCTCTAGAATGTCTTTTGATGACATGAAAGCATTACTTCAGCGCTGGCTTGCACCTGAGGAAGAAGAGGGAGCAATCTCATCTGAACCAGCTTCTAACTTTGATGACAAACCTACTACAGCACCAGCACCCGCAGTAGAGGCACCTTGGAAGAAACCTGCTAATCCTTTTACCTTAGAGACTCAAGGAAAAAAAGTAGAGTCTAAAGCAGACAAGTTTGATTCTTTATTTAACGACGACGATAACGATTTACCTTTCTAATTAAGTTTGTTAAATTCAAAGAACAGAGCATATTTATAATAAAATAAATATGAACTATAGAAAACTTTGGATTAAGGAAAATGGCCCTATACCTTTAGATAAACAGGGTAGATCTTACGAAATACATCATATTGATGGTAATCGAAAAAACAATTGTTTAGAGAATCTACTCTGTTTGTCTATTCAGGATCATTACAGGCTACACTATGATAAAGGAGATTACTTTGCTGCAAACCTAATAGCTCAGAGAATGGATAAACCTGCTGAACCTGTAAAAAAATGGAATGTTTCAGAAAGTACAAGAGCTGCTTTACGTGAATCTAAACTGGGAGATAAAAATCCAATGAAGGACCCGGCAGTTAGAAAAAAAGTATCCGAAGCTTTAAAAGGTAGGAGAAAATCCCCGGAAGCGGAAGCTAAAAGACTGAAAAGCCGGGAAGGTTTCAAGCATTCAGAAGAAACTAAACAGAAAATGAAAAAACCAAAGTACAAATTAAAATGCCCTCATTGTTCATTAGAAGGCGGCAGCAGCCAAATGAAACGATGGCATTTTGAAAATTGCAAAAATAAGATATAAAAATGGCTAAAAAAGAAAAAGCTTCTTTAACAGAAGCAGTATCAGCAGAATTAAAAAAAGGATTTTCTTTAGATAAGTTTAAAGAAAAAAAACTCCTAACAGGGAACGTTCGTTTTAAAGACCAGCAGTGGATTCCTCTATCAGCTGCATTCCAGGAAGTAACTTCCATACCCGGAATACCGATGGGGCATATAGTAATGCTAAGAGGACATTCTGATACAGGGAAGACTACAGCATTATTAGAAGCAGCAGTATCAGCACAGAAGGCAGGTATCCTTCCGGTATTGATTATCACTGAGATGAAATGGAACTGGGAACATGCCATGCAGATGGGACTTCAAGTACAAGAAAAGATCGATAAAGAGACTGGAGAGATTGTAGATTACGTCGGTCAGTTTATCTACGTTGATAGAGAGACTTTGAATACAATTGAGGATGTTGCCGGATTTATTCTAGATTTGATTGACGAACAAAAGAAAGGAAGCCTACCTCAGGACTTATTGTTCTTATGGGATTCAATCGGTTCAGTACCTTGTGAACTTTCAGTACGTTCTAATAAGAATAATGCAGAATGGAATGCAGGTGCAATGTCAACCCAGTTTGGTAATTTAGTAAACCAGAAGATTGTTATGTCGAGAAAAGAATCTTATCCCTACACTAACACATTAGTAGTGGTGAACAAAGTCTGGACTCAAAAACCAGAATCACCGATGGGTCAGCCTAAACTAATGAACAAAGGAGGATTTGCGATGTGGTATGATGCAACATTTGTTGTTACATTTGGAAACATTATGAATGCAGGAACATCTAAGATTAAGGCAATCAAAAACGGCAAACAAGTAGAGTTCGCTAAAAGAACAAATCTACAGATTGACAAAAACCACATTAACGGAATTACTACCCGCGGTAGGATCATTATGACACCACATGGATTTTTAAATGATGACGAAAAAGAAATCAAAAAATACAAGGATGCTCATGCAAAAGAATGGTCAGCTATCTTAGGCGGAACTGATTTTGATGTGGTGGAAGAAAACTTTGAGAATGCATCCTCAGACTTCTTTCACAACGAACCAGAATAGTAAAAAATAGTCTTTTGCTCTATTTATAATAGTAGAGTCGAGGCTACACTTACTAATTTGAACTTATTAGAACTCTTGGTGAGTAAGGACCTCGACCCTGAAAGCCAAGAGTTTTTTTATGGACTACAAAAAAATATATAATCAATTAATAGACCGGGCCAGACAAGAAGCTCGAACCAAAGGAGAGCAGGTGTATTACGAAATACACCATACTAAACCCAGGTCGTTAGGAGGTACAGGAAAGAACCACGAATGGAAACACCACCCAAACTTAGTTCTTTTAACAGCTAAGGAGCATTTCATTGCACACCTACTACTATGTGAAATCTACCCAGATAACCAGAAACTTAAAAAAGCATTATGGGCATTGGTTAATGCAACAAAAAACAATCGATATAAAGTATCTG